CAGTGTGGGAAGTTTGTCCACCGTGATTATCACTGCCCGTACTGTCCGCCAGCAACCGTTCTCGGCGGCGCTCCGCAGCCGCAGGCCGTCACTCCTCCTGCCGCACCGCCCGTCCCCGACGGCAACCAACACTCGCTCGACGATGCCGACTGGGAGGACTTTCAGCACTATCGCGATCATCCTCGACGTGTCATGGAGATCGCTATCCTGCTGTACGATGTCCTCACGGCCTACGGGACCCATAGTGGGCCGCTTCATTTCTGCACCCTCCTGTGTGACCATCGCTGGGGCACTGCTCACACCCACAAGGAATATGTCGCGCGGCACAACATCGTCGATGCTGATGGCAATGAGTATTATGTCTCGCACGAGGAGTTCAAGCACGAGCACGAGACCGTCTACTGGCGACACCTGGACCCTATGAGCCCTGGCGCTTTTCGAAACATGCACCTAGTGGCCAGTTACCGTTCAGCGCACCGTGGTGATTCAACTCCCAAGGAGGCGGATTACTTTAGCTGCTATCAGTGCCACCGCAACGCGCGATTTGGTGCACTGTGCGGCCACTGCCGCTTCGTCAAGTGGGGTCTCAGTGTTAAAGCCGTTCGAGCACGGCGTGCAAGGATGGCTAGGCGCCGCGATCGTAGGGCGGACTGGCTTGTGGGCGCTCTCGCCTCTCATCGGCGCGAGCCCGTCATCGGGTGTGATGACCCCACTGCGGCTGCTGAACATCGTAAACGGCTCCGTGACGCCCGTCGGCGCATAGCGACCAATATTGCTGTCGCTGTTAATGAGGCTTGCGCCCGGATGCCACATGCTGACCTCCGTGGCCCCGACGGTAAGCATGTCGAACGCATTGCCACCATCCAGGCAGCCGCTGCTGGTGTCCCCGCAGATATTGCACTTCTTGGTCTACGGACGAACACTGACACGCTTGTGTGCGGTTATTTCCGCCATCATGTCGCTACGGACATACAGGGTGAGCACCCTGCTCTCGCAGCTGCCTGTCTCAACCCCATGCCCGACCGGTATTTTGGAGTTGAGCTTCACGATGAGGACGCCACGATTTTTCTCCGTGGCTTGCTGCGACGGCCGCTGCGTACTGAGGCTGCATTCAATGAGCAGCACACTGACCGCTACTCGCGCCACCTGGCTGCAGCCGAGCTGATCCCCTCTACTCTCATCCGCTCGAAGTATCCGCACACCGTTCACCGTCAGACCCCTGAAGGGCAAGTGTGTGTTGAGCCAACCTGCCCGGATTATTATTGTGACCGCACTCAACGGCACACTATTTTGGGTCGCGCTGGTCAGGCTTTGCAGGGCGCCATCTCGGGCTTGGTTGAGGAGGGTGTGAAACTGATGGCGTCCCACGGTGCGATGGCGCTTGCTAAGGCCGCCATACCGGCGCTCGCCCTGCACCCTGTTGTTGCTGTTGGAGGCCTCGTCGCGGCGGGTATTAGCACTGTTATCTCCCTGCTTGAGAGTGAACATCCCGCTGAAACTCTCGCTCGCACTGCAGGTCAGATGGCATTCTACTCAACCGGCAACGCAGCCCCACTCGTGCATGCCTCTTATAATGCTCTCGCCGGCGTTGTAGGGTTTCCTGAGTACCAGCTGAGCGTCCTCGGGTCGCGGCACGTCACCTCCCTTCAACAGGATGCCGTGTGTTTGGCACATTTGCCAATACCCGAAACCCAGCCCGAGTTCAAGATCCGGCACGGCATAGGCGACTGCTACCCAACTTTTGGCACCCAAGCCACTCTGGCCTTTGAGCCAGTTGTGCAGACTACATATCGCAAGTGTAAGCACAACAACATGTTGGCCGTTGCTAGCCGCATCGGCCTCGCGCACCCCGGCGTTAAGACACCTGAAGCTCTCACCTCGGTGACTGAGGCCTGGAAGAAGACGGCGCCAGCTGCCCGCAACGTTGCCGCACGTGTTGAGACACACCACGCTATGCGGTTCGAGGCCTGGCTCAAACGCTTTCCTGGTCCCGTTAAGCGCATTATGCGCACTCTGCGAGCTCTTGGCGGCCCCATGCCCTGGCGTGCGCGCTACAAGCTCTTTCTCAAGCTTGAAAAATCGGCCTGGCTGATTGGCGGCGGTGGCAAAGAAACTGTGCCCCGCGTCATCTCTGCCTGCCTCAAGGAGTTAACTTATTGGACTGGCCGGCACCTCCTGCCACTTGCGAAGGCCTGTCACCGCGGATGGAAG